ATCAGTTTGCTACCGACTCTGGTACTACGACTGTTACTACGCTTGGAGCATTTCTCGTGTCTCATCCGATGGCTGTTATACCTTCGAACCCTGACCGTTACAGTCGTTTGCTTCCCGTTGGTAGCTCCGAAGGTGTTTCTATGGCTGGCGTTTCGACTATACCGCAGTTAGCTATTGCTTCTCGTCTTCAGGAATACAAGGATTTGCTTGGTGCTGGCGGTAGCCGTTATAGTGATTGGCTGGAGACGTTTTTTGCTTCCAAGATTGAGCACGTAGACCGTCCTAAGCTGCTTTTTAGCGCTTCGCAGACTGTTAACGTTCAGATTGTTATGAATCAGGCTGGACAAAACAATTTCTCTGGCCCGAGCGTAAACGGTCCTCTCGGTCAGCAGGGTGGCGCTATCGCTTTCAATGAGCGCCTCGGTCGTCGCCAGTCTTATTATTTCCGCGAGCCCGGCTATATGATCGATATGCTGAGTATTCGTCCTGTTTACTACTGGGCAGGTGTTTATCCCGACTATCTCCATTACACCGGCCCCGATTATTTCAATCCGATTTATAATGATATTGGATATCAAGACGTTCCCGGGTTCCAATTCGATTTCGGAACTACATCCTCTACGGAAACTGTAGCCTACGAGCCTTGTTTTAATGAGTTTCGAGCTTCTTATGATGAAGTCCTCGGCCAGTTGTCTCGATTCCAGGGTGCTTCCAATGCTGTACCCCTCTATTCCTATTGGGTTCAACAGCGTGTTTTGTCGGCAAGCTACAATCAGTATTACTCCCTTCTGTTTGTGGATATCGATCAGGTAAATTCGCCGTTCTCCTCCAAGAAGGAAGATAATTTCTTTATTAACCTTTCGTATTCTGTCCAGAAGAAGAATCTGGTTAATAAGACGTTTGCAACCCGTTTGTCTAATCGCTAATGTATTGATCCTATGGCACTTGATTGGTTACTTGAAGACGCTCCCGCTTATGTTTCTCGCGGTCAACGTATTCTCTCCGTTCTTAACGGTTCCGGTTCTGTCGACATTCTCCCCGGTCGTCCGGATGTGACGGCAGAGCCCTCTGACTTTGATAAGGGTGAGCGTTACAACCCTGAGATCGATTTCGACCCCAATTCATTCTCTCGCATGGATAAGTTTGACGGTCTCGAGGTTGGACAGGAACTCATTGATTCTCAACTTGATAAGTCAAAACCTGCTTCGAAGTCTACTGACTCTGAAGAAAAATAGCGTATTCTTTACTTGACGATATATGTTACGTGCGCGGACCCCTTCTGACAGAGTTCGTGAATTTCTGAAGGTTATTGGTAACGACTGCAGGAGAGGCCGCGCATTTTTCTATCGTTCTTTAATTTTTTGAAATTATGTCGGACGCTAAAATCCCTTTTTATAAATCGAAAGCTTTTTGGACGCTCGTCTCTTCGATCGTTGCCGCTTTGGCTGCCTTTTTCCTGTCATCGTGTGCCGCTCAGGCTAAGATGCAGCGCCATGGCGTTCATATCGATACGGTACGCGTCGATTACATCATTCGTTCTAATAACTTAACTCACATTTAGTATGGCTACTCCTATCGCTGCTGCTGCTCCTGTCTCTTTCGGTCGAGCCCTTGGTGAATCTGCTGCTTCTACTGGCACTAACGGTCTGATTAACGGCTTTTTAGGTCAGCTTTTCGGAGGCATGAACGCTCGTCGCCAGTGGAAATTTCAGCAGAAACAAATGAAGCTTCAACAACAGTATGCTCTCGAGCAGATGCAGAAGCAGTCCGAGCTTTCCTATGCTAATTGGCAGAAACAGTTTGATTACGAAAATGCCTATAATGACCCCTCGAAGGTTTTTGATCGCTACCTGAAGGCCGGTGTAACGCCCGCTGCCGTTTTAGGTTCTTCAGGCGTCGGCGTAAATGCCACTATGTCGGGCGGTTCTGCCTCTACACCTTCTGCTTCGGGTCCCTCTGGCGGAGCTCCCGTTAGCTCCGGCGTTTTTGCTCCTGGCGACCCCACTGCTATTGCACAGAATATGATGGCACGCTCTTCGATCGATCGTAATACTGCTGCTGCTAATCGCGATAACGCTGAGGCTGAACTCATGGAAGGCAACACTCATAGTGCAGACTGGCGAAAAGAGATGGATGTGTTGGAGAAGAAGTCTCTGGAGCATCAGATTAATAACGTCTCCGAGTTGATCCGTCTTAATCGTGCCTTGGCTGACATTCATGCTGCTGATGCCGAGTACGCTGATCTTATGGCTACGTACAAGTTTCAAGATTTTGTTGCTATGTATTCGAAGCATGTCGAAGAAGCGAATCAGATTAAGAAGTACAACGACAAGTATTTTGATTCTGTTTACGCTGCTCAAATCGCCCGTGATTTTGCCGCCGCTTACGAGTCCGCTGCCTCTGGCAATGTCTTGAATGTTGAGTCTGAGATACGCAAGGTCAACCTTGCTGATCTTCGCGAGTGGTTTAGTCTCAATTGGGACTCGGAGATAGACGTCCCCGAGGTTGATTCGAAAGGCAAACCTACTGGTAAGACGATAAAGATGACAGGCCGCCAGATTCACCAAAAGCTCATGGGTCTCGCCGCCTCGGAAGGCGAGCAAGATCTCTCGGGTCGCTGGTTCCAAAACCGCTCCAGCAAGAACGCTTTTGGTTACAGCATGGCCAGAACCGCTTTGGTTGGCGCCATGGCTATTGCCGGTACGGCCGCAACCAAGCGTCCTACCGCTGTTGATTACGATGAAAGTAGAGAGATTTATGGCAAAGATGGCCATTATGCCGGCACTGCAAAGTCTAGTCGTCGCTATTTAAGGTGAAATTGAACAACTTTTTCAACTTTTTGAACCTTGCATTTCTCTTTCCATATTGTATATTTGCATTGTAAACCAATAACCATATTACCATGAAAGCAGCTAAAAAGTCTAAACTCTCAGACCTCTCCGTCGATGTTATTGAGTACATGTTCACTGAATGGCTCGTTCGTCGAGGTTTATTTTCCGCGTTTAAGGCGAATTATGAAAAGTTTTACCCGAATCATCGATCCTTTCGTGATAACTTGCGCGTTAAAATTCGCGATCTACGCCGTTCATCTCTCCTTGGCGTCGAAAATATTATTTCTACGTCTTTCCCGTTTGCTATGACGTTGGAAGGTTATAATTTTTGGTTAGATCAGTCGAATCTTTGGCGCTGTTTTTGTAGTGATTTTAAGTCTAAATTTTAAATTTTATTATCATGACACAGATTCATGTTGTTATTCGCCGGATCAACCCGGCCTTGAAAATTGACCTTGTCCAGGTAGGTCGTCTCAAGGATGGTCAGTTTGAAGTTCTCCCGCTCAGCGCTATCGCGACCTCTCCTATTGCACACTATCTTAAGAGTTCGCATATTAGCGATTCGCCTTACGTCGATCATTCGGAGATCGCCAACCTCGTTGACGCTTGTGTAGTCCTCGATGGTTTCAGCGTCGAATTTTTCGACAATACGCTTGTTCTTATGTTTGATTTTGATCTCAACTACGATGAAGGCACGACGAAAGAAGAAGGGAAAGGGAACTAAAATGGTAACCCGCCCTCTCGGTGGAAGAGTTCTTTGACCATGAAGCTCCCGGGAGAGTTTCCTCTCCCCTGGGAGCTCTTGTTTTTGAACTCACCGAATTTATTCGGTATGAAGTTGTGAAGTGAAGCCATGGAGCTCGAAGACGCGAAGCGTCCCGGCCGTTAAGGCCGTCGAGCGGCGTAACGTAACGGTTTTCGCGCTCGAAAGTACCGTCTTTCGAAGCGCAAAGTAATCTTTTCAATTATGGATTATTTCGACTTTCGCCCTAAGTTTTCTCCTACTATCAATAGCATCTCTCATCGCTATTCTATTGGCGCATATCGTGGTAAAAAGCGAGTCGTTATTGCTTGGTTCGCCGATGAGGTTCCCGCAAACGATTATCTTATTCGTTGTCGACTCGATCACCCCAGTATTAAATTTGACTGTCTTCGAAGTTTGCTCTAATGCCTTGCTCTTCTCCCATATGGATACGTAACCGTCGCTATTTCGACAAGAAGAATCCTTGTCGTAATGGTTCCGATGTTGCCAAATCTGCTTTGGCCCTCCGCCCTTGGGATATTTCCCGCCAATGGTTGATGGTTCCTTGCGGAAAGTGTGAAGACTGCTTGCGTCGTCAGCGTAATGATTGGTTTGTACGTTTAGAGCGTGAGCTTGCCCGCTGTAAAGCTGATTGTCAGCAGGCTATTTTTATTACGATAACCATAGCCCCTAAGTATTACGATGAGGCATTGCAGGATCCCTCTAAATTTATTCGACGATGGAATGAACGGGTTCGCCACCGCCTTGGTCACTCCTTCAAACACGCTTTCTTTCAGGAATTCGGCACCCACCCGGAAATAGGCTCCGAGCCTCGTCTACATTTCCACGGCTTCCTGTTCGGCACTAATTGTCTGTATAACGAGATTCGGCAGGCTGTTGGTGATTTTGGTTTTGTGTGGCTCGGAAAAGGCACGCATAAGCGTGCCCGATATGTCGTTAAATACGTCACTAAACAAATTCAATTTGACCCCGAGGAAATTTCGGGTAAATATGTTACTGTAAATGGAAAACCTACATCTCTATCTTGCCTCCTCCAACATCGCCGTTATACGCGAAAATTCGTATCTGCTGGCGTTGGTGATTTTCTTGGTTATATGCCTCGCCCTTCTGCTCGCGTCTCGTCGTGGTCTTATTTTGATTTTGCGAAGCGTATCGATTATAATTACTCGATTCCTCGCTATTATCTTAGATATCTCAAACCGGAAGACGAGGTTGCTCGCTCGATTGCCGCTGCTGATTCTTATGCACGTTTTAGCAAGTCTCCTCTGGTTAAGCGTGTTGTGTCTCTGTGTGTTGAGCGGTTCAATCTCGGTTCCGCCGTATCCCGTAGAGCGTCATATACGTGGGAGCAGAAGCAGATAATGCGTTTTTCTGCTTCCTCTCGCAAGATGCCCGACTTTGACCCTCCTACTTGGTTAGATTTGGATATTCTTCAGTTTTGGAGAGATCATTATAAACTTCAACTAATTATTTAATTTATGGGAAAACAACCTTTTATTTCGCACGCTGTAAATGGTTACTCTCGTTATGATGTTCCTGAGAGTAAAGCTTTTACATGCACGCCGGGTATTTTGTATCCGGTGCGGATCGATTTTATCAATGCTCGGGATCGCGTGTCTATCGAGCAGGGTATCGACGTCCGCAGCAATCCTCTTGCTGTTCCTACTTTCAATCCTTACACTATTCGACTCCACCGTTTTTGGGTGCCGCTTCAGCTGTATCACCCTGAGATGAGGACGAATAGCAGTAAGTTCGATATGAATGATTTGAGCTTGAATTTTATTGCTGCCTCGACGACTGCATCCTATCCGTTCACTACCAACAACTATCCTTATTCCAATTCGTTGCTTCGTTGGTTGCGTGTTACCCCAGCCTCTATCCCGGTGACGACTTCCGGCAACGTCCCTATGTCGTCCAACCTTTCTTCCGCTCAATTGAGTTACCCCTTAGGTTGGTGTACCGCCGACTCTTATCTCGCTTATTGGGACATCGTTCGCAATTACTACGGCTACTCCCAGTGGGGTCTCTATTCTTTCGCGTGGCCCAGTAGTTGGTATTTCATCCCCAATAGCACTGGCGCTGCATATAATGTCCTTCAGTTCCGTGA